TGCATGACCGCGGACGACACCAGGTCGGACACCAGGGCCCGCGTTTGCGGATCGTCGGTCCCGAGCATGCCCGACATATTGACCGTGATCGTCGTGCCCGCCGCCATCCGCGCCGACGAGCCGCCCGACAGGATCGGCGAGCTCCCCGACCACACGGGCCCGCCGAGCGCGTCAAACTGACTCGCGACGGCGCCGGTCGCGGCCCGCACCGGATCGACCATGATCGACCCGAGCGATCCGAATTGCTCCGCGATCCCGTTAATCAGATCGGGGACGCTCGATCCCCCGATTACTTGGAAGAACATCCAGTCGAACGCGGCGACGATGTCCTGCGCGGCGCCCCTGACCAGGGCGACGGTTTGCGCCAGGAGTGTCGACAGTTTGTCGTAGAGCCACGTCTTAAGACCGGTATACCAGCGTTCGACCGCCGCGACGCTCGCGGTAAACGCGGCCGACAGGTCGACCGTCAAGAGCGTTTTGATCTTCGCGACGGCCGATTTCAGAAACGCCACGATTTCGTCCCAGTATTTGTAAATCAGGACGGCGCCCGCGACGATCGCCGCTACGATCAGGGCGGGCCATCCGACGAGCCCCGCGACGATCTCCCCGATCGTTTCCGCGATCGGAAGCCATGCTTCCGGGAGCGTGACCGTCACGAACGTCACGATCGCGGCGCCTGCGGCCGCGAACGCTTCCGGGAATGTGGCGACGAGCAACGTGATCAGCGGCGCAAACGCGGTCACGATCGGCGCAAGGGCGTTCGTGATCTGATACATGGCGATCGCGAATGTCTGCACACCTTCGGGCATGGAATGGAAGAGCTCTAGGAGTTTCGTCAGATTGGTCGCAAGCTGCTTCCCGACCACTTCGTTGATGTCGGACATCTGATGATTGAGGTTTTCCATCTGCCCCGCGGTCGTATGCAGGTCGGCGGAAAATTGCCCATGAAACTTCTCCGCGATCGCCGCGACGATCTGGTTGAAGTCCATTCCCTTCACGTACGCGTCGCCCAGAACGATCTTGAGTTTCCCGAGGGCTTCGCCGTTACTCTCCGCGGCCTTTTGCATCAGACGCGCCGCGTCGGGGACATCGGTTCGCATGAACGCGGCCAGGTTCATCGCCGCTTCCAGGGTCGCTTGCATATTCGCGGGGCCAACCTGGCCGATCGTCGTGAAGATCGCTTCCGCGTCGGTGATCGCGGTGTGGGAAAACGTCGAGACTTTTTGCAGGCCCGCCGCCATATCTTCGTAGGCCTTGACGATTGCCGGGGACGTCTGTCCCGCGTTTTGGAGCGCGACGGTCAGTCGTGACGTCGCTTGCTCCGCGACCGAAAACTCTTTAATGAATTCGCCCGACACGCGGGCGACTTCGGCGCCGAATTCCCGTAAGGGCTCGGAGCTCAGGACTGACCAGGCTTTTTTTCCGAAGTCCGCAATGCCCGTTCCGACGCTCCGCATACTCGTCGCCGCCTGGTCGAGGGCTTGATCCAGACCCGCGCCGACCTTCCCCGCCGCGTCGACGAGCTGCTCGGTTGACGCCGTCGCGCTCGAGCACGCCTGGATGAACGACGAGAAATCGGCGATGAAATTCGCGGTCAGGGGCACGTTAGGGCCGTTTCTCCGCGTCCGCGTTGAGCTCGTCGATCAGGAAATCGTAATAGTGCATGGGCAGATCCCAGACGTCCTGAAGCGTCCACCCCATCAGCCGACAGATTGCAAAATCGGTTCGGGCCGTGTCGCGCCATTCGTGATTTTTTTTTCCGACTCGGCGAACGCCCGCATCGATTTGTCGTGGTCCTGAATCGCCCGCTGCACTTCCATGTATGAATCGGCGTCGATTATGTCGAGCGCGGCGCGCACGACGGCGGCGGGTTGATTGCGAATCACGATCGGACGGCCGTCAAAATCCGTAAACGACCAATCCAGCAAATACGCCAGGACGATCGCGACCCCGCTTTCCGTCGGATCGATCTCGAACCCGACATCACGGCCGCTCGCGACCGTCGACGCGTCGAGTCGGACGGGTTTTGTCGCGGCGTGGATCAGCTCGCGGAATTCGCCCGCCGTCAGGAATTTCTTGACCGTGATCGTGTCGCCCCCTGAAATCGGGAGCGTGTCAGTTTCCGGCCGTCGAACGCGTGATAACCCCATGCTGATCCTCGACGACCATTGGCCCCAAGCGGGCCGTGAAGCGGCCGTCTGTCACCGTCAAACTGTGTACTTCCCACCGCCAGGCGCCGCCCCTGAAGGGCGCGACGAAAAAGAGCGGCCGTTGCGCGAGCTTGAACGCGTCGACGGCCCCGGGCACGAGCGCCCCCGTCGCCGCCCATGCCTTGCGGTCGTCCCGGGTGACGGCGTAGTCCTCAACCGCGGCCGCGTTGTAATACGCCCATTTGAGCGCCGCGACGCGCCCGCGGATCGTCCGCATGGCGCGACTACGGGGCCATCGTCCAGGGGCCCGCTCCGGCAAACGAGCCCTTGATCGTGATCGCGCCGTCGTGTTTCACTTCGATCGACGCGTCGATATACGCGAGCCCTGAGAAAAAGTCCGTCGCGGACAGTGTCGACGGCGTCAGTTTCAGGAACGCCGCGACATCGCCCAGGGCGACGTCGAAGAGCGCCTGGCTGACCGCTTCATCCCAGATGCCGCCTATATCGCCCTTAATATCGGGCAAACCCTGCACGTACACCTTGTTCGTGTCGCCGAAGCACGTCGCGTCCGCGCGATCGCGTTTGAGATCGAGCGTCCAGGAATTGAGCGCGGCCACGACGACGGCCGTCGAGCCCCCCGTCGGATCCATTTCGACTGATCCCTTACTGCCATGTCGTCGAGCCATCGAATCCCCCCCTATGTCGGCGTGACGGTAATTTCGTACCGGGCGCCCCGATGTTGCCAAATCGTGTCGTTGACGGTTTCCGTATACCGAATCCGATCGACCCATCGCGCGACCATCAACGTCGCTCCGGCGTCGGGGGGCAGGTCGAGCGGTTGCCGGTCGACGAGCTCCGCGATCCGTTTGTCCGCGGCCGCGACCGCGTCCGACGCGGCGCCGATCACGACCGCCTTGATCACGTAAATCAACGCGCGAAACGTTTCGCCGTCGTTGAGCTCGTCGAGCCCCCGGGACGCCGACAGACTGACGATCGCGAACCGGGTCGAGCCGAGCGGCGCGACGTCGTAATAGACGCCGTCGGGCAGGGCCATGGCCAGGGTCGCGTCGCCCGCGAGCTTCCCGATTAACGCGCGCTCGACTTCCGTCGCGTCAATCAAGGTTGCCCCCGACGACGAGCCCCTTATCCTCGACCATCGCCGCCACCGCCGCGACCGCGGCGCGCCGTGAACGCTCCGATACCGGCAGAAACGTCGCCCGCGGCCGTTGATGCACCGATCCGAATTCGAAGATATGCGCGTACGGCGCCGTCGTCGCGAGCGTATAGAGGGCCGCGACCCCGTGCGGCGTCCGCTCGACGATCCTGACGCCCGCGCGCAGTGTCCCGGTGACGATCGGATAGCGCGCGACGATCTCGTCCAGGGCGGCTTTCGCGTACCGCAACAAAATCGGTTGCGCGTCGCGTTTCGACGCGTCCGGCAGGGCCGCGAGCTCCGCCAGGAGCTCGTCGAACCCTTTCAGAATCAATTGCGCGGGCATCGTCTACACCGTTTCGACCGCGAACAACCACAATTCGATCTTCCGCTCGTCGGGCGTCGCGACCCCGGTAATGCGGAACGTCCGACCGTCGAACAGCATGCGGGCGTCAACGCCCACGTCCGACCGATAGCGCCCGCGGATCACATGGGTCGCGGTCGCGACGATCGTGCCCGCCGCTTGCCGTTCCAGGTCGCGGACGGTCGCGGGTTGAATCGCGACGGGCCAGGGCGGCGCCAGGTCCGCCCAGGTTTCGACCTGGCCCCCGTCCCCGTCGGGCGCGAGTGTTGGGGTTTGGAACGTCACGACGTGCCGATACGCCCCGATCGCCATCTACGCCAGAGCCGGATCGGTCGAGCGGCGACACAGCGTCGTAATCGCGGACCAGACCCGATCGTCGTTGTCCTGCGACCCGCCGAATTCGTCGCCGCGATGCTCGTACAAGTGCCCAAGTAAGAGCAGGACGGATTGCGCGATCCACGGCGGGACCGTGTCGGGCGTCCACGTCCCATCGTTCCGATCTTTCAGGTAGTCGCGGATCGTCGCGCTCGCGGCCGTGAGCTTTTGTTGGATGTCGGCGTCGTGATCGACGTCGGTAATCCGTAAGTGTGTTTTCGCCGTCGCGAGCGTCACCAGATCGGGATCGGTCGGAACCCAGGCCCCCATATGTCAGCCCCGCCGCGTGTCGTCGTAGACCTGTTGCCAGTCGCGGCCCGCAGGCCCCGCTGGCCCGGGGGCGCCGTCCTTCCCGTCGCGGCCCCGTTTGACCATTAACGTCCAGGCTTTCGACCCGTCGCCGGGTTTGGTCGTCGTCGTGTCGTTGCAGTGCCACGACGAGCCCGCATAGGTGACGACTTGCCCGCGGTCGTAGACCTGGCCGTCAGCAAACACCCCGCGAAAGACGAGCCCGGGCGTTCCGTCGGCGCCGTCCTGCCCCGCCGGTCCCGGGGCGCCGTCCTGCCCCGCGGGGCCAGGCGTCGGCGGGCGGGTTTCCAGGACGGCGACACGTTCCCTCAGGGCCCCGATCTCCGTGACCCCGGGGGTGAACCCAGCGACCTGGGTTTCGACGACCTGGACGCGCGTGGTGACGTCCGCGACGGCTGACTTGACCAGGTCGCGCACCACCGGGGCGATCCCCTCGACAATCGCGGCGAGCTCGTCGGCCGTCATGCCGCGACCGCCTTTTCGAGTAACTGACGGACCATCGCCGCGACTTGCGCCGGGGGGACGTCGGCGGGCGCCGCGGGCGCCGCCATCGGCGCAGGCGCCGGGGTCGAAAACGGATGTTCGGCGTCCCGTTGCGCGAGCGCTTTGAGCGAAAACATCTGCTGCTGCATATACGGGGTATCCCCGCCTTCGACCGGTCCCAGGCCGAAGTACCGTTCGCGGGCTTCGTCGGGCGACATGGCGCCCGCCCCGATCGCGTCGGCCGCGGCTTTCGTTTTCGTCGCCGTATCCATCCAGATCAGATCGTCAATGTCGAACGCGGTTCCGTACTGCGTCCCGTTGATCGGGGTCGTCAGCCCAAGCCCGTCGTCCAGGACTGATTCAAAATTCGTAATCAGCGATTGGATGCACTGCGAGTAATACATCTGCAACATGGCTTCGACCTGGACTCCGCGCGGGATCTCGCCGATCCCGACCATGAACGGCGGGACGTGGTACGCGTTGCAGATGTTTTCCCCGGTCCATTTGAGCTGGTCGATGAGCTGTGCGTCGGTGGCGTTCATGGTCAACGACGTATATTTCAGATCCGCCGTCAGGACCGCCAGGCGCCCCGCATTGCCGGGACCGTTGAACGTGTCCCAATCGGTTTTGACCCGCGCCAATTGTTCCGCCGTCATGCCCGCGGGCGCCGTCAACAACCCGCCCGGGCGACTCCCGTTCGAAAAGAACGACGTCGACATGTTCTGAATCGCGAGCCCTTGCATCGCGGCCGTCGCGCAGGCGTAAATCGGCGACATGCCGACGAGCGGATGGAAGAGACAGACCATCCGATCGTGCAGAATTTCGCTCGCGGGAACCGTGAGCTTGTCACTCGGGAGATCGACCAGGTCGGCCAGGTTCCCCGACAGATTGTCGTGTTGAAGCTGGTAGTAAATCCCCCCGTCGGGCGCGACGAGCGGCGTCACGCGGAGCGGGTCGAGCACGTACAGCGCCGTGACGACCCCGCGGGCGTCGCGCTCTTTCAGGACGTACGCGTTCCCCCACAGGAGTTTTGACGTGATCCATTGCTCGACGAATTTGATCGTCGTCTGGTACCGGTTCGGTTTCCGCAGGACGGGCGAAAACGCGGGCGACGACGTGTCCTGCCAAAACCCGTCGGCGTTTTTCTCGACGAGTCCGAGCGTGAGCTTACCGATGTCGGCGGCGATCAACGTGACGCACGAAAAGACCGGCGAGTATTGAAGGACCAGATCCCGACGGCTTTCGACGTTCACCTGCCAGGCGCCCGCGTACGGTTCGCGGACGACGAGCGGCCCCCATCCGCCGCGATTCATGCCCGGGCTATACGGCGTCGCGAACTGTTTCGCCGACAGCTCGACCGTCCGTCCGAAGAGTCGCAGACGGATCGCGGGCATCAGCGGGCGGGCGCGGCCGTGAACGTGAACGACAGGGGCGCCGATGTCCCCGCGGCGGTCCTGACCGCCACGGGGACCGTCGCGGGCGCCTGCCAAACGCCCATGTTGACGCCCGTCGTGACTTCGGTCGGACTGACGACCGTCGTCGGCTCGTCGTACCCGTTCCACACGATCACACTGTCGGGCGTAAACCCCGTCCCGATCACATGCACCGTGAAACTCGGCGATCCGAGCGCGACGGTTGCCGGGGCGAGCGACGTGACCGTCGGGGGGGCCGCGGGCGGCGCGTCGGTCCACCCCTCGATCGAGACAAACCCGATCCCGCGGAGCGTTTCCGCCAGGGCGCGGTCGGTGACGGCGTACGATTCGCCTTCCGCGTGGGCGGCGCCGTTTTCCGTGTGATAGGTCCGAGAAACGACGTCGAGCGAATCAGCGGCCATGGGTTCGATCCTTCGGGCGGGGTGACACGGCCCGGGGCGGGGCCGTGTCCGGGTCGCGCATCGCAAACCCTGCGACTTCTAATTGCTCGACGAGCTCGTCGGCGACGGTGATCGTGTCACCCGCGCGCGGGTACGCCCCGTCCCAGTACCCATCGCGGAGGACTTTCATTTTCACCGGCATCTCGTCACGCCGCGTACGTCGCGACGGTGTACTGGACAACGCCCGCCCGGGCCTTTTTCCAGTTAATGAACCGCTCCGCGCGCAGGCCGACGAAGTTGTTTTGCCACAGCGACGTCAGCACCGTCGTCGCGAGCGCCGGATTGTCGGGCGCCGAATCCATCTGGACGGACGCTTCCCGGCTGACGTCGATCGTGACCCCGCCGTCGTCGGCGTACAGAATCGCACTCGGTTGCACCAGGGCGACGGTCGTCCCCGCGGCCTGGGACGCGACCGCTTTGTACCCCATGATCCGCATGTCGCCGCCAACCATCCCCGGATACAGCGGCTGACCGAGCGGATTGAGCGCGTTCATCAGGGCGAGCGCGTTGGTTTCCGACAGGATCAACACGGCGCCCGCGGTCGGAATGAGCGCCGCGGTCATCGCCGTCGCGAGGGCTTGAATGTCGGTCCTGGCGTTCGCGGGCGTCGGGCCCGCCGTCGTGATCGGCGTCACGCCGTTCGTAATCGATCCCGGCGACACCCCCGCCACGGGCGCGAACGCGGGATCGATGAACTGCGAATCGAGGAACGCCGCGATCCCGTTGATCATGTCGCGCCGGATGACTTCCTCCGCGGAGGGTGTCGACGTCCGCGCGAGCTCTTCGGTGATCACGATGATCCCCGCGCACTTCAGGATCGACAGAGTGATCGTCGAAAAACCCAGTTTCCCGACAGGCTTCGGGGCGCCCTGCCCGACCCACTGATACGTCCCGCCGCCCGTCTGTGATGCGACGCTGACGTTGAAGGGCACTTTGAAGAAATTGTCGACCTTCCCGAGGATCGTTTCCGGCCGCAGGAGCGCCAGAAAATCCGACGTTAACGGGGTGATCGGCGCCAGGGGGCCCGCCCAGGTCGCATCGGTCGTTGTGCCCGCGGCCACGGCCGCTTTCAGCACGAGCCCGACTTCGGGCGTCGAATCCTGCCAGCGTTTCGCGTACTCGACCGCCTGCAACGTCGAGCCCTTCGACACCGCGAGCGCCTGCACGTAGCGAATAAACGCCGTCGCCTTCGGGAGCGGCGACGTGATTTGCACCGCATGCGACGCGCTCCGTTGCGCGCTCGCTTCGTCGGGCGTTTTCGCCGTCACCGGCTTCGCCTTCGTGATCGCGAGCTTTTCGAGATCGCGCAGGTCGTCGATCTCGACGTTGATGGATTCGATCTCACGCTTGAGCGTCGCGAATTCGTCGCGCTCGGCTTCGTTCTTGGTCCGCTGGTCGTCACTGGCCGTCTGCTGAATCGCTTCCAGGCGGGCGCATTTCGTCGCGCGGGTCGCTTCGAAGTCGCTGATCCGTTCGCTGAGGGTTTTCGTCATGGCTTTCGCGCCCTTGTCGACGCGCACGATTGGATGGTCCCCGTCGCGGGACGAATGACGGCCAGTCGCGGCCAGGTCAAGCGATTTGATCGCGGAAATCGTCGCACTCGCGTTCGCGGGAATCGCGACCAGCGACAGCTCTAGGATTTCCGTCTTGAGAAACCGGAAGCCGCCCGTGTCTTTATTGAAGGCTTCCTCGATCGACCGGAACCCGATCGATACGCCCGCCAGGAGTCCCGCCTTGATCGATTGCCAGGCTTCATCGACCCGATCGCGGAGCGTCCCCGGCTCGTCGACCGTCGGGATCGACGCGGTGAACGCGAGCCCGTCGGCCGTCGGCCGTTGAAACGTCACGGTCCCGACCGGCTTTTTCGAGTCGTGATAGAGCAGGAGCGGCAGCGGGTTTTTGTAGCTGATGCCGAGCGGCTCGACGATGTCGCCGCTCCGATCGACTTCGGGCGTCGACGCCATCCCGGCGATCGTGCGGCGGGATTGGTCGACGGATTTGACCGTCAGAATCGCGTACGCGCGACGGCTCAGGGGCACGGCGCCCGATCGTGGGGCCGTGTTTATGGTTTGGTGCGGACGAAAGGCTTGCGATCGCCGTAGTCGGCGACGTATTCGTTGACCGCTTCGCGAATGATCCCCGATACGCCCGTGCCGTTGTCGGTCGCGACCCTCCGCAGGTCGAGCCGTTGCGCGGGCGTCACGCGAACCCAGATCCGCGCGGTCGCGGGCGTGTCGTGGATCGGGGGTCGACCGGTCGAGCGTTTCGCCATCCGCGGGCCCCTTCCGTTATCCCAAGACGACCATGTCATACACCGGGGGCGGCGTATGGTCGTGCCGTTCCATGGCGTCGATCGCCATGATCAGCGCGTAGCCCCCGTCGATGCGCTCCGTCGACAGCTCTTTCGAGGGTTTGATATTGCCCGCCGCGTCGGATTCGACGCTCATATTCGCCACGTTCCAGCGTAAAACCGCATGCCCGTCGTGCCGTAATTTGCCGGACACGATCGCCGTTTCCAGCGACTTCGACGGCGCCGACAGCGTCGCGAACCCCTGTCGCACCTTCACACACGTAAATCCGTCCTGTTTTTCCAGACGGCTGATCAAATCGGTCGCGTTCCAGGGGTCGTAGGCGACGATCCGCAGGTCGAAGTCGGCGCCCCATTCGACGAGCAGGTTACGGACGTAATCGTAATCGACCGCGGGGCCTGGCGTCGCCGTCAGTAACCCCGCTTTGACCCATTGGTCGTAGGGGACGCGGTCGCGCGTGACGCGTTGCGGGATCCGTTCCGCGGGAATGAAGAAATGCGGGACGACGTCGAACGTGTCGCCGTCTGGAAACACCGCGACCGCGGCCGTCAGGTCGGTCGTACTCGACAAGTCGAGCCCAATGAAGCATCGCCGCCCCTTGAGCGCGGCCCGGTCGATCGGCGCCTTGCACGCGTCCCAGGACGCCATCGTGATCCAGCGGGACGCTTGCTCCGTCCATTGGTTCAAATACAAACGGCGAAACGTGTTTTCCTGCGCGGGGATTTCCCGAGCCCGGGCGCAAGCGGCGCGCATTTCGTCCAGCGACCGGAAATCGCCGATCGCGGGGTTCGCCGCCCGCCAGACCTTCTCGTCCGTCCAATCGGCGTCGACGGGGGCTTCGAAAATGACCGGCAGGAACGCCGGATCGAGCGCGGGATTGTTGGCGACGTTCTTCGCGTGGGCGTAGAGCTCGTACAGGATCGAATGACGGTCGTACCCCGCGGTCGAAATCGCGACGGTCAACGGTTGCGCCCTGGCGCCTGTCGACGACGTCAGGACGTCCCACAGTTCGCGCGACGGCGCCGCGTGCAGCTCGTCGTACAAGACCCTCGACGCGTTGAACCCGTGTTTACTGTACGCTTCCGCCGAAATCGCCCGATAGAAACTCCCGGTTTTGTGGTCGACGATCCGTTTTTGCGAGTCGAGGATGTCGCACCTGGCCGATAAATACTCGTCGTTGCGGATCATTTGCGCCGCGACGTTGAACGCCAGGGCCGCTTGATCCTTGTCGGCCGCGGCCGAATAGACTTCGGCGCCGATTTCCCCGTCGAACAGTAACCCGTCAATCGCGAGCGCGGCGATGAGCTCCGTCTTGCCGTTCTTGCGGGGCATCATCAGTAGACACATGCGGTACTGACGTTTGCCCGTCGCGCGGTCGATCTTGAACAGCGGCCGAATGATTTTTTGAATCTGCCAGGGCCGCAGGTTGAACGCTTCCCCGGCGAAGGGGCCTTTCGTGTGCGTCAGTTTGTTAATGATCTCGATCTTGCGCGCGGGGCCGTTCGCGGGCGTCATGGTGCCGACCGCAACAACCTGAAAGCTCGCAAGTCTTCAACGATCGCGGCTGCCAACACTTCGGCGAGTTCAAGCTCGCCACGATCGATGAAGACGGCAGCAAGGCGTAGCCTGTCGCCGGGAGACAGTTTCTCAATACGTTTCTCCAGATCCAATAGAGTCACGGGTGCGGGCCCCCAATCCCCAACGCGTCGATTTGCTCATGCGCGACGGCCACGACCGCGTCAATCAACGCGTGGGCGTCATCGTCCGTCGACGCGACGGTCGCGGCCAGGCTCGCGACTTCGTACATCAGGGCCATGGCGATCGTCTCGGGCGACTCATGCGACATCGTGGTAATCAAGAACGCACGCAGTTGACGGTGTAGGGCGTCGAGCGATTCACGCGCCGGGTGATCGCTCATGTCAATAACCCCGCCCATTTCGACGGGCGCTTCCCCTCCGGCGACGACGACGGGAGTTTGCGCGCCCTGGCGCGACCCGACGCCGTCAACCCCAGCTCCGACCAGAGTCGCGCGCAATGCGTCAGCGCCCGATCCGCGACGAGCAAGTACGGATTCGGAATCGGGACCGCTTTCGTCGTTTCGATGCACATGCCGAGCGCGATCACCTGCGTATGCGCGGCGAGGTACCGTGACCATTGTTGGCAGAGCGCCGTCAGCGCGGCGCGTTCGGTTTCGCTGACGAGCCCCGCGGCCCGCAGCAGGGGCGCGACCCGTCGCCATTCGGCCGCGGCGCCAGGGTCGTCGGCGAGCTCGCGTGGGGGCACGTCAAACGACGGATCGGCGGGCGGTATCTGCGGTTCGGCGTCGTTGAGCGGCCGCTTCCCCGGGTTGCCGCGGAGGACTTTTAACGCGGTCGGTTGCGGACGTCGGCCGCTATTCCAGTTACCCATAATTCACGGCTTCCCGGGACGGGGAGGAGGAGGCGGCACCAGTCGGGGCATCGGCGGGAATGCCTGTGGTTCGACTGTCGGCGCCACGCGCGACCCCCGCGAAAAGCGGCGCCGCATGGCGACGAGCTCGTCGTCCGTCCGCGTCACGATCGGCGTACGGCGCCCGCAGGTCGCACAGACAAACGCCCAGACACCGCGGGCGTCGCGCTCGCGCACATCGTCGTGCGAGCGGAACCAACACCGGAGGACTGAACGCGGGGACATGGGATTAGTATTATTAGTATTCGGGTCGCGACAACCGCGGCGGCGGCGCGGGTTCCATCGGCGGCGCGTGGTGACACTGCGGGCAGTAACAGCCCTTCGCGATCGCCGCGGGCGTCACGCCTCTCGCCCACCACACGCCATGCACGACGCTCGCGGCGTGCCAGGTATGCCCACACGCGGGACACCGTAGATCAATCTGTTCGTCGGGGTCTGGGAACATCGTTGTCCTCACGCCGTCCGCGCCCTTTTGACGTCTGGCGTTTTCGGATGTCGACGCCGGAAGATCGACGTGTCGAAATTGACGTCTAGGTGACAACCGAGCCGGTACAACGCGAGCCGGATCACGTCGGCGCCCGTGACCAACCCTGTCATACGTTGCATGTCCGCGACCGCGTCGCGCTCGCGCGGCGTCAACACGACCCGCAGGTCGTTGAAATCTTCACCGGCCTCTGTCGCGCGACGGCCCCGTAAATCTCCCCGCATGCGA